CGTATTGCTATTGAAGTTAATACTTCATCTGCTTGTCAAATTAAATTGAAGAAGACTTTATATACTCAACCTTATTTTAAAAAATTAATTGATACTTAAAATAAATTTATTGGACAATGAATTACTGTGAATCTTCTTTCAATTGCTGCTCGCAAAGCGGGCTCTTCAAAGATTTCACTTATTGAATAATTGGAAGTGACAATAATTTTTTTGGGCCTAATATGCATCGCACCACCTTTTGCTTCGGCAATGTAACTATAGCGATCGGACCAAATTTTTAAGTGATGACCGAGAACTTTGTGATTGAGGTCGAGGTCGTCGATGACTACATTGTCTTCCAATTTATATCCGTCCCACCACTTATTACACATCTTATAGTATGCATCGGGGAAGTCTTGTCGAGCCTTCCTGCTTTTACCGACGCCAGGAGGACCATATAGCCAAACACCAGATACATCGTCTAAATCATCGGGCTTTTTCATATTGTCTTTTGCGATGTTTTTTAAATTGTTATAATATCGAACGAATATATCCGGTTCGATATCGTCAATTTTGCCCGATTTCGCCAAGTCTTTTACTCTCTTCCAATCTGTCTCATTGTTTCGGTTAAGTTTCTTCTGGCCGAGTTCAAAACGGGTACCGGCGACGGCCGTATCCTCCTTGAATACGTAGGTCTCTGCTGCAACGGACCTGCTGGGTTCGCAGTGGGCGTCATTGGTGAAGACAGCCTTAACACCAGCAAGTCTCGTCTTCTTGTCAAAGGCTGCAAAGAGTTGCCAATGGGCGTATCCAGTGCCCTCTCCAACCTCCTGTTGGCCACGAAGCCAGACAACTCCACTTGGGAGAACACTTGGCGACCAACTCTGCGCCGGGATAGTGAGAAGCCAGTATCTTGCTTGGTTGTTAATTGCTGGCATTTCATAATTTAATTAATTGATATTTTTAAAAGAAGAATTGGTGATCCTGATTGAGCCTTTTATATTGGCACAGTTTTAGGTTACTCAGCCACAGTTTTAGGTTACTCAGCCATATACCCCTGTTTCAGAATAAAGGGGTTAAGAATAATAATAAACTTGATATAGAGGTGTGTTTATGAGGGTTGTTGTCGTGTCTACTTAAGCAGTCGAAGGTAGCTAAACTTCGACTTTCGGAGTGCTTATGAGTGATTGTTGTCGTCCGCGGAATGAAAAAAAATGCAGGACACAAGGGGCCCCCACCTTCTGGGGGATGTGAGGCTCCGCATTTTTTTGAATGTAGCAGACAACCAATCCGAATAAGCACTCCAAAGTAAGATTTTTGCTAACCAAAAAAAAAATCTTATAAAAGTGGAGAGCCGGTCCGTCGCTAGTATTACTTACATAAGCGACGGATCACGGCTCGGAAAATAATAAAATATTTTAAGTGATTCGTATCTCTCTCCCTCTTTTTATGAATAATAAAATTAAATGGCTCCTATTAAACACGGCCGTAATATGTTCACTGTTAGGTACCATGGTAATTATGTCGGGCCTGGATGGTCCGGTGGTAAATATGGAAAAAGTGTTGCTTTTTCTAAGGTGCGTCCAATTGATGCCTTTGATCGTACAGCAATGGTCCACGACCGCAAATATGCTCTTGGAATGAATAAGAAGCTTGCTGATTATGAATTTTATAAAGCCAATATTGGCAAAGGTGTTAAGCGCAGTGTAGCTGCTATTGCTGTTGGTACACAAGGATATTTACGGTTAGTTCTTTCATTCTTAAAAAAAATAATTAAATGCCGTATCCTAGTCCTGCAAGAACTCCTGTTCGTACTTTGAAAAGAAAAGCAAGTGCGGTTCAATATAATAATCCTATCAAGAAAAGAATTGTTTATCCTCGAACCCGTCCAGGGTATCAAGGTAGACCAACTACTGGTTTTAATCTTAGGAAAAATATACCACGGAAGTATCGTTTGCGTAAAACTGGAAAAGCATTGTATAAAAGAACAATTGTTAAAAAATCAGTTAAGTCTAGTTCCGGAGGATTTTTTCCTACTACTATTGGTGCTCGCACCCATAATACTTATGTTTTAGATAAGTATTCTGTTCACGGAGTGACATGCACAACTGAATTTAATTCGTCGTATAATTGGACTTCTGAGATGGGTGTATTGACTGTATTGTCAATGGCCGAAGAAGAACGTCGTTTAATTGCTTGTAAAGCAATTCTTAAGAAATTTGCTACTCGTCATGAGCTCGAATATGAGGATGAAACCAAAATTGCTTTTAATGCTGGAAATCTCAGATTATTTTATCGTTTTTCGTTGGAAGGCGATATGACTTCGGTTGATCTTTATACAAGTACTGCTGAAGGTGCTGATCCGAAATGGGATTTGCTAGCTACTCGTCTTAATGCAGCTTTTAAAGCTGCTTATGTGTTAAGTGATAATATATTTATTATGGGTATTGAACTTAATAGAAATGAAGCTATCCCAAATGCATTTGTTGGAAATGATCTTCAAATGGATTTACGTCACTCTAGTATAAATTTTTATGAAAAATGTACTGTCAAAATTCAGAATCGCACATTGTCTCAAGACGGTGATGATAATTCAGAAGCTGTTGACAATGTCCCTATTTACGGAAAGATTATTCAAGGCACTGGGTGTAGCCCATCTTATTCTAGTGCTTATAAAGGATCTTCTGCTCAAACTATTGTTCCATTTGTTGTTTCACAAGCTACTGGTACATCTATTATTTATCCTAATATTGTTAGTCAAAATTCAATGCAAGAACCTCCTTCGTTTAAAAGAATTAAAACGGCAACTGGCGAAAGCAAGTTGCATTTAGAACCTGGTGGAATTAAAACAATGTTATGTACTAATTCTAAAAGTATGAGTTTAGACAGAGCTGTGAAGAATCTTTATCAAAGATTTAATGTTCCTATTGCTTTTACAAGAAATATAAATGTAATTGGACGTTGGACTCAATTTTATATGGAAAAAATGATTAATGTTGATGTCTTGAATGCTGTTCGTATTGCTATTGAAGTTAATACTTCATCTGCTTGTCAAATTAAATTGAAGAAGACTTTATATACTCAACCTTATTTTAAAAAATTAATTGATACTTAAAATAAATTTATTGGACAATGAATTACTG